CGGGCTCCTGTATGGAGTAAGTTACTCCTTCCCTCACGTTATGTTAAAAACATTGCCAGTCATATCGCATTACACTGAGCTGAGAGCACAGTCGGTGGTCGTTTCGCCTAAAGCGAACTACCCTTATGGTGCTCCTTACTCTAACCCAATTACTGTGCCGATTTCTGGATCCCTCTTTAGGGATCGTTATCAGAAACTCCGTACAGACAACGAAGGCCCCCATTCTGAATGGAAGCCGGTTGAGCAGTATAGCTTGATCGCTTCTCTTCGGGGTGGGACCTTTGATTGGTCCACCCGTAGTATCGACGACCTCGGTACTTGGTGTGGTCGGGCTAATGTGGATGCAGTGGCTGGCGCGTTAGGGGATTCCGCGTTTACCTTAATCGGTAACCGCGTAATGTATGAAGACCGAGATGATGGCGGGTTTGTTCCCGCCCCTGACGGTCTGTCTGGATTCCTCGCTCGCGCTGTCGCGAACGCGGTTCCCCAGATCAAATCAGAGCTGTCGCTCCTTAACTCGATTTTCGAGCTAAAGGACTTCAAGACTCTTCCTCATACCCTCTCGAAGATAGTGGATTTGCGCGATAGACTCCAAGGCTTAATAGCCTCTAGGAAATCCGTCGTTCTATCTTCTTATTATCGGAAACTAAGGTCGTCCTTCGGACAATCTTGGGGTCCGACACTCCGTGAGGCCTTCGGAGTGGGTGCCGATTCCTATCTGCAAGTGCAGTTCGGTCTCGCCCCGCTTTTCAGTGATATTGTCGGCTTTCACAAAGCCGTGTCCGGCATCTATAGCAAGGTTAATACCTTGCTTGATGGTGCTGGGAAAGTGCGAGTATCTCACTTTAATGCGAGATATGTACCTTCCTATCTTGGTTCCCAAAATGGATCTAATTCCTTCGGGATCGTTGATCCTTCATATTATACGAATGGCTTTGCCAGCGTGTATGGAGGTCATGCTCTGGGGATGAAACTGATTGGTGAATACGAGGTGCCGCAGGGCCACCTGCATAGTCAAATTGAGTATAGCTATAGCTATAGTCAATTCCAAACTGAGTATGCTCAGATACTGGGGCTACTAGATGCCGTTGGGATTAACCTTAATCCCGCGATCATCTGGAATGCTCTACCATGGACGTTTGTTCTCGACTGGGTCATCAATGTAAATCGATGGCTTGATCAACGCAAACTGTTGCTTATGCAACCCACTGTAAATATAACGAGGTGTCTATGGAGTTGGAAAGCGTCACGTACCGCTCGCTATAGCTTCGAAAGCTATCAGCAAATGGCATTAGCGCCTCCAGTTCCGAAAACACCATTAGTCGATGTTGTGGAGTCCGTCTATCGACGTGACACTTACACACCGACCTCTGCCTCCCTAACAGGGAGCGGGCTTAATCTCCGTGAGATTAGTCTCGGCGTCGCGCTCGGAATTACCCGATCGAAACGCATAAAACCCAGGCTCGGCTTGACAAGAAGTCAGGCTTTGCCAACCACCGGTCTTACCGGTGGTGCTTAGTATAAATAGTTATGGCACTTAGCGATAACCTCAATACAAACGAGTTGAAGAATGCCGCTGGCGTCGAAGTCGAGTTTACTCGATTCGGCGGCGAGGGCCGCACCCGTTTGTGGCAACCAGTGTCGGTAATTCCGGCACTACCACAAATCCTGACGGTCCAACATCGAGAGATCGGTGCTGGATTTGATCGGCGTCGTCAATCTAATATCACACTGTACATAAGTACGGTGGGTACGAAAGACGCGACGAAGATCGTCAAGAATAAGGTGTCGGTGAGTTGTGATGTTCCCGTTGGGAACATCAATGACTTCTCTGATATCAAATATTGCTTGGCGTGCGTTGGGAGCCTGTTGTATACGAATGGTACCAATACCTTCGTGTACGACGGTTCCACTCCGGGCGCGGCAGCATTGGCCAACGGGACGATTTAAGAAGAGAAATCTTCATCGTCTCTAATCCGATGGCTGCAAATAAACATCAAACCAGTAATGGTGATGTGATTGAGGTTGTGGACTTCTACGGAAACCCCTACCTGCTCAGCATTGCTGTCAGCAGATCGGTTTTCCCATTTGGAGTTCCAATCCTCACTTCAATCCTGGTTCCACAAGCGAGTTGCTTGTGGAACTAGAGGGATCGTGGGGTTATTGCGACGTGCTCTTGGAGATATTCCATTATGGATATCGTTAAGAGCCAAGACGAATTAGATATCGTCATCGCGTTGCTCCACGACGCTTCTGCGTCGTTTGGAGCTGTGTTTAACAGCAAAGTACTTCGGCTAACCACTTGCGTGGTTAAACGTCGTTACTTTGATGAAGGAATCGGTTTTCTTACGAAAACCCTACCCCGCCTGGGCAGGCACCTTGATCAGGTGCTCGCTAATCGATTACAAATGGACCCTATCAGTTGTGGCTTTAAACCCACTCTTGGTAGTAAACTTCCGAGGTTTCTCGGTGAGCTATTCCAACTTGTCGTCGGTACAGACGGTTATGTCCTTCCATCACCGAACGCAAAATGCGTTCAGATACTACGGGAGATTCTCTATGCTTTTTATAAGTATGAGCTCCCTAACACAGATGAACAAGAACAGATTGTCCTCGCGGCCTTCAAGGCCGCTGAAAACGATCTTCGTAGCTATAGTAGCTTCTTCGACGGTATTGAAGAGGCTGTTAAAAAGACTACAAGATTTCATCGAAGAACGACCGTGGCTGAGGTTTGTTCTGAGCTTGCTCAGACTCATCTTGGCTTTAGTTATTCTTCGTTTGTTCCTGTAGTCCGCGCAGCTCAGCGAGCACTCGAAAGAGTGTTCACCGAGTTTGACGGTTACGATATATTGCCTCGGCACGGGCCCGGCGCGGTTGCTACCAAGCAAACGTTCGAGCAAAAGTTCCGTTGGACAAATGTATCGTCATCGATCACTGATATATATCCCTTTGATGCGTATTTCTGCGCGTCGATTGGGCATGTTTGTGATACCTTTCAGCAATTTTCATTGCTGAAGACTCAGAGTCTTCCGGCCCGAGTTGTACTCGTTCCGAAGGACTCTCGTGGTCCCCGCTTAATATCTTGCGAACCTGTTGATAATCAATGGATTCAGCAAGGATTAATGGGACATATAGTTCCGATGGTTGAGTCTCATCCCCTCACAAGGGGCCGAGTCAACTTTACCGACCAAAGTATTAACCGAGATTTAGCCTTAAAGGCTAGCCTCGATAATTCGTACGTTACCCTGGACCTCAAAGAGGCTTCAGATCGCGTACACTTGCGGTTGGTTCGCCTGCTCTTCCCTGAACGGGTCATCCCGTTTTTGGAGTGTTGCAGAAGTTCATCGACGGTGTTGCCGTGTGGTGAAGAATATAAACTAGACAAGTTCGCGCCCATGGGGTCGGCTTTATGCTTTCCTATCATGGCGTTGACTATCTGGTCTCTTCTCTATGCGGTCGCCCCGGACGCACTTACTCGTAAGAGTATTTATGTGTACGGAGATGATGTCATTGTCCCGCGGAGCTTCTCCGCAAGCGCAATGAGCATACTTGAGTTCTTTGGGTTAAGAATTAACCAGAACAAAAGTTGTATCCATGGACCTTTTAAAGAGTCCTGTGGCATGGATGCCTTCCAAGGCATCGATGTTACGCCGGTCCGTTTTCGGACCGTCTGGAAGAAGTCTCCCAGCCCTGACGCCTACTCTAGCTGGATCGCGAGTGCGAACCAATACTACAGTAGAGGACGGTTGTTCGCTTACGATTCTATCGTAAGTAAGCTCGAGGCCGTTTACGGCCCCGTGCCTGAAGATGAAGGAGAGAAAACTTCTTATCCTTCTCTTCGTCTCAACGTTCGAAACAATGGCCGATTCAAAACGCGCTGGAACCGTCGCTTGCAAAAGCGGCAGATCTTCGTTCGTACTGTTCGGTCGCGATCGTTTCTTAAGGAGACGGATGGTTGGTCAATGCTTCTTCGGTATTTTACTGAAGGAACAAAGACTGCTGTCTTATCCTCGGATCGCTCATGGTCTAAGGCTCATGCTGAGTCTAAACCATTCATGGTCAGAGAGTACACCAAACGCCGAACAAGCAAACTTGTTCGTTGTTGGCGATGACAACATATAGCTCGCGCGTCTTCAGTGATGAAGATTCGTGTTGCTAGGGCCTCGGGAACG